GAACGCCCGTCATCGTCTCGGACTACACAGCCCAGCCGGAACTGGTAGGCCATGGCTGGATCGTCGATGGCCAGCCTGACTGGGATCCGATGCAGAGAAGCTGGTGGATCACTCCAAACATCAGCGTCATTGTCGAGGCGCTCGAGGAAGCCTACAAATGGGGAGGCAAGTCCTCAGACAAGGCCGTGGACTTTGCCAAGCAATATGACGCGGACTTTGTGTTTGAGAATCATTGGCTCCCAGCGCTGGAACTGATGACCAAGTGAAAGTAGCTTGGGTCACCCACCACCTGATCAAAGAAGAAGAACGATCAGAAGCGCTGCTGCCTGGTCTCTATGCTGGCGGCGCTGAACTAAATGATGCCGTGATGCGCTCGCATCAGCCTGCTGGATATGACGTGGATGTCATCGGCCCAGACGACTGGGCACAGGCTATGGACTACGAGCGCGTAGTGATCACCGGGACTGACAGGCTCTCAGAAGAGGCCATGGTGCAGTTGGCTACCAAGTCACCACTGGTCTGGATTCAGCACGCTCAGCAGCCCGTAGCAGCCCGCAAGCACCTCTTTGAAAAGGCTGCCCCGTTCATCACGATGAGCCGACTCCATCAGGCCCATGAAGCCCGCTGGTCTCGAGTGTCTGATGAGTTTGTTCACTCTCCAGTCTGGGACGTGAACGAGGTCCAGCCCGCAGCCAAGGAACCCTTCGCGCTCTTTGCCGCTCGTAACCATCCGGCCAAGGGCAAGATCAATGCCCGGATCAAAGCCGATCAGCTGGGCATCCCGCTCGTGGAACTTTCCAACGTGGACCGCTCCGTAGTGCTCGAGCACATGGCCCGCGCCCAATGGTTCATCCACCTGCCCAAAGAGTTTGACGCCTGCCCCCGCACCGTCATTGAAGCGACTCTGGCCGGATGCGAAGTGATCACCAACGCCCACCTAGTTGGCCGCCTTGAGCCGGGAGATCCCCGCGAAGTCTTGACCCAGCAGCCCCCCAAGTTTTGGTCCCTCGTCTAGTCCACCCTGCGATAGGAACACCATGAAGATTGCCGTCACCGGATCCGCTGGAACCCTTGGCCGCCCACTGGTTGAAGAGCTGCGCGCTCGAGGCCATGAAGTGTGGGGCATCGAGATCCAGCACCAGACCGATGCCCAAAGCGTGCGGGCCGATATCTCAGACTTCCGTCAGATCCGTGCCGCCCTGACTTGCATCAATCCCAAGTTGGTCTTTCACCTTGCTGCCGAGTTCGGTCGCATGAATGGTGAAGACTACTTCGAGCAGGTCTGGCGCACCAACGCCATCGGCACCCGCAACATCCTCGAGGTTCAAAAAGAACTTGGCTTCAAGCACATCTTTGCCAGTTCCTCCGAGGTCTACGGGGAAGCCGGAGTTGACTGGATCGATGAGGGGCTACTGGAGCGCAATGCTCAGCCGCGCCTGACTAATGACTACGCCATCTCCAAGCGCGTGAACGAGATGCAGATCCAAAACTTCGCAGACCGATATGGCACTCAGACCATGGTGCTGCGCTTCTTTAACGCTTACGGACCGGGGGAGCGCTACCACTCCTATCGTTCCGTGGTCTGCCTCTTTGCCTATCGCCTGCTGACAGGTCAGCCCATCACGGTCTATGACGGCTATCAGCGGGTCTTCATGTACGTCGGAGACTTCATCCCGACTCTGGCCAACGCCGTGGACCAGTTCACACCAGGCATCACCGTCAACGTTGGCGGGGATGAGTTTGTCGACGTGGCCGAGATGGCCGCTCAACTTGTGGAGATCACCGGCGCGGATCCGGCCCTAGTCACCCACCTGCCTTTTGATGCGCACAACGTGACCAGCAAGCGCCCCGATATCTCCAAGGCTGCTTACCTGCTGAGCCACAAACCCAGCACCACCTTGGCAGAAGGCCTACCGCTCACAGTCGATTGGCTGCGCGAGTATTACCAGATGGGAGAGTGACCGTGGCTTCCCGTAATCGCGTCTCTTCTCGTACGTCTCCCAGCATCATCGGCTCTGGCCGGATTGCCTCTGGTCAAGTTGCTAATGCGGTAACGCCTGGCGGTGGTGGCGGTGGAACTTTCTCGGCTACTGGTGGAACGAAGTCCACTAATGGTGCATACACCTACCACTTGTTCAATTCATCCTCTAGTTTTGTTGTTGCTTCTGGAAGCAAAACTGTCGAGGTTCTGTGTGTAGGTGGTGGTGGTGCTGGTGGAGTGCTCTGGGTTGCTGACGAAAATCCTGACTCCATAGGTGGTGGTGGCGGCGGTGGCCGTTACTCGCTGACTACGGGCATCAGTGTGTCGACAAATACCTACGCGGTTGTTGTCGGTGCAGGAGCAACACAAGCAGTACCGAGTGCCGGTTCTTCGACTTTTGGTGCAACGCTAGCGACTGCTGCGGGTGGAACTAGCGGTGATGCTTCTGGTGCTCAGCCTGCAAGTTTGATTGGTTCGGCTGGAATTGCCCCATCTGGTAAGGGTGGTTCAGCGCAGAACGGTGGCGCGTCTGGTGGGGGGGCTTCGTTCTCCAATAATGGGTTTATTGCTACCAATCTTGGTATGGGAACTTACAAGGCCGGTAACGGTGGCGCTGGTGTAACTAATCCGTGGCCTGTAGGGGCTGCTGCTTTCTCTGGCGGTGGCGGCGGATCGTCATTCGTTGGAACACAGCAGGGCACTGGTGGTTCTGGCGGTGGTGGTGACGGTAACGCTAACGGAGGAAATGGGGTTGCAGGTACTGCCAACACTGGTGGCGGTGGAGGCGGCAGCGGGACGGAAACACGCGCTGACGGTGGATCTGGTGTTGTGATTGTGAGGTACTTGACGTGAACTACCTAATCGTTCGTGGCGGAATTGTTGAGAACGTGTGTGTAGTTGAGGAATTGGAAGTCGATTCACTTGCCGCACTGTTGGGTTGTGAACTTGTTCCTGTTGACGAGACTCAGACTGAATCTGTTATCAAATTGGGTGACGAAATCCTGCTAAGCCCTGCGGACGCGGGCGATGTGCAAGTTTTACCAAACTAGGAGGAAACACAAATGGGTGTAAAGCATGGATCCGTCAGCCTCACCACAGGCGCCACCGCGATGCTCAACCTTACTGAGACCGATGGCAACGTGGGCCAATCGATCATTGTCAGCATCGACTCCGGCACCGCCTACCTTGGCGCCAGCAACGTCAGCAGCAGCTCGTACGGCTACCTGCTGACCTCTGGCGTGGCCATCGCACTCGACTTGCCCCCGGATAACCAGGTCTATGGCATCGCCGCCAGCGGCACCGTCACTGCTCGAGTGCTTGCCGTCGGAGCGTAAGCATGGCAATCACCAACGGCTACGCGACTCTGGCGGAGATCAAGGCCGCTTTGCGGATCTCTGACAGTGTGGATGACGCACTGCTTGAGCCTGCCGTAGAGAGCGCCTCTAGGCTCATTGACGGGCATTGCCAGCGCATCTTCTACAGCGCAGGCACAGCCACAAGAGTCTTCACGCCCAATCAGGATTACCTAGTCCAGATCGATGACCTGCAAAGCCTCACGTCACTGAAGACCTCAAGCGATGGGGACGGAATCTTTGACGTGACTTGGACTGCAACTGACTACCAGCTGGAACCACTCAACGGACTGGTGGCTGGGCAGGCTTCACCGTTCACCCGCATCCGTGCCATTGACAATGAGACTTTCCCTGTCGGCTGGCAGTCAGCCACAGTGCAGGTAGTCGGAGTTTGGGGAATGGCCACCACTCCGGCAGTCATCAAGCAGGCCACGATCATTCAGGCCAGCCGGATCTTCAAGCGCCTAGACACTCCATTGGGCATTACCTTTGGTGAACTCGGAGCGATGCGCGTCGGCATGACCCTTGACCCTGACGTGGCCCACCTGGTTAATCCTTACGTGCGCTACGTGGGCGGAGTGGCCTGATGCCCACCATCAGCCAACTGCGCACAGGGCTGGCCACACGACTGGCAACGATCAGCGGGCTGCGCACAACTGCCACTATCCCGGACCAGATCAATCCGCCCGTGGCCATCGTGGCCTTGGACTCCATCGCATATGACACTGCCTTCGCTCGAGGCCTAGACCAGTACACCTTCCGCATCATGCTCATCACTGGCCGAGTGGCTGAGCGCCAATCACAAACAAACTTGGACCTATACCTTGCGCCCACGGGAAGCGGATCCGTCAAGACCGCAATTGAAGGGGACAGAAGTCTCGGAGGGTCTGCCCAGACTCTACGAGTTACCGACATGAGCGACATTACGCCGGTCATGGTCGGAGACGCCAATTACCTATCCGCGACCTTCATGGTCACGGTCTACGCCTAGGAGGCACAACACATGGCGAAATACGCCGCAGTAGATCACAGCATCACCATCAATGGGGCGTCTTTCTCCACCGCCCTCCAGTCCGTAGAACTCATGGTTGAGGCTGCGGAACTTGAGACCACCGGCTTTGGGACCACGTTCCGTGAGCGCATTGCTGGCCTCAAGACCGGATCACTCACCCTGAACTTCTTTCAGGATTTTGCTGCTTCCGCAGTGGATGCCACCATCTGGCCGCTCTTGGGAAGCAACGCCACCGTCGTGGTCAAGGCCACGTCAAGCGCCACAGGAACAGCCAACCCGGCATTCACTGCCATCTGCTTGGTCACTCAGTACACCCCCTTCAGCACATCCGTGGGCGATATCGCCACGGTCTCCGTGACGTGGCCCACCACGGGCACGGTCACACGCGCCACCGCATAACACCTCCTACCCTTCTAAGAAAGGCCCTGCGCTATGAGAATGCTTCTGCACATCGACTACGCAAACGGATCCGGCGCGGATGTCACCGTGTCCGCGCCGGATTACGTGCGCTTTGAAGAGAAGTTTGA